AAGGGTAATTTTTGGGGTAATTCTTCTTCTCTCTCAATATATAGCTAAGAAAATAATTCGTCCTGGATTTTTGCGAAACTCCAGGCGAGCGCATCGTATTGTGGCTTTGGGGTGACTATCGTGTTTTGGTAAGGTTTTGGTAAGGCTCTACATAACCACAAACCCTAACCAAAATGAGACCAATCGCGGCCATACTTGGAGCGAAGCGACTTAAATCATTCGCGGAGGGTATCTCGCTTCGGTCACAATTCGGTCTAAAATACCCTTTCGTTTCTCATATAGTCTATCACTCCTCATGCTTCTATTGAAATAGTACAGACCTGGTGTACATACATTTAGTGTTGCGTCCATCTTCATGTACCAGTATAATTCTTCAAGCGCGGCTTCGCATTTATTTTTACATGAAATGGTTGACAATGGTTTCATGTACCAATTAGACCACCCTCCGTGATTACGAATAAAACTGTATAACTTTCTATCAGATGTGGTTACACAATTCTCGTGATCTTCACACCTTTGTTTGAAGTTCGTTGTGTGACCAACATATGTATTTGGTATGTTTGTATCTTTACATCCTATCAAATATATTGTAGTGTTTTTATACATACAAATGTATACCTTACAATCTTTAATCAAACTTTGAAGAAACTTTACAAACTTCTTGAAACTTTGATAACTTCATAGACCTTCCCGAACAACATCACATACTGTGACTGTCGGTACTACTTCTATGTGTACCCCGGGTACACTATGGGCAAACAGTATGGATCGCGGACATAACTGGAGCGAAGCGACTTACATCACCGAGGGACCCATGGGCATTATTGGGGCTGACACAGCCTTGGTGGCGCCTGGTTGCATGAAAGCCAAAGCAACCGCAAGGACAACAGCGAAGATTATCAGGAAAACATCAAAGGCAGGCTTACTCTTACGACCCCAACCAACTGTAAAGAAAACTCCGAGGAAAACACCCAAAGTTCGCAAAAGGGCTTCAAGGTAGATATTCATTTATTATTATCACAGATTATTTTTCATCTTCATGTTGTGTAAAAGATGTTTTGAGTTTTTTTTAAAAAGTTGTTTTCAGATTCTAAATGATAATGTGTGTCATATATGCCTATGTAGCAAAAACCTAATTCATGGAGAAACTAAATTTTTTATGAACATCCAAAAGTTCACACTTCATCTCAGATCTTCATGTTGTGTAAAAGATGTTTTGAGTTTTTTTAAAAAAGTTGTTTTCAGATTCTAAATGATAATATGTGTCATATATGCCTATGTAGCAAAAACCTAATTCATGGAGAAACTAAATTTTTTACAAACATCATGTCGGACATATGGAACCCAAAAAAATAAAATTATACTCAGATTATTTTTTCATCTTCATGTTGTGTAAAAGATGTTTGGGAGTTTTTGAAAATAGTTTTTTTTGTGTCAAAATTTATGAAATGATAGAAAAACACCCATATTATAGAAATTGTCCGTGTGTCATGATACTTTGGGGAGAGTAAATTTTACAAACTTTTGGGATCTTTCAAAACTTTGTAGAAATGTGTGAAAACCTATATTACCGATGACATATCACAAAAGACTACCGGTCAACTTGAAGTACAAGGCACCGAGGCCAAGCACAAGCAACAATACGAGGACGATGAGGGTGATCTGGGATCCTTGGGAGGGAGCCTTCTTCTCTTCAACTGAGGCGGGGGACATTTAGTATTAACGGAGAAATTTTCTCATTACACAATCCACAAGTACAAGTCCATTACCCAACTGAGCCAATGTGCGGATCACACACTCTCGGTCACACCACATACTTGGGGAGGACATAATAATTCACCCTCAAAGGCGTGATCGGGGAGGGTGGGATCCATACAGTCCCCGTGGGTCTGGCAAAGGGGACACGTGGGATCGGTCTCCCCTATGGGGTGGCTATGCTCAGGGACAATCTTCTTGGGCTTGGGCTCCTTGCGGGTGCGGGGGGCTTTGGGGGCCTTGGGCTCACGGGAATGCATACGACAGTAGGGGGTCCCCACGAGAGCACCATTACGACACGGAGTACCCTTCCCAGTCACACCTTGGCAGGGGGACTTTTTACCGGGTTGACTCTGCAGTTGTTGGAGTTGGGCACGCAGGGAAGCAACTTCAGCAACGAGGGCGTCCATTTTTTTGAGTTTTAGGTACGGAAGGGGGGACTTAGGAGGTCAACGACGCAGGGTCACCAAAGCGGTTTCTCTGTCATTGTATCCATAATATTTTATGGAGACACCAAAGTGTTTCATCATGTATGGATTAAGTTCAGTGTTGATCGCACTTTTCCATTCTGTGAGAGTAGATTCAAAATATTCGTAATTGTCAACAACTCTCAAACGACTTCTAAGAAAGTTTAGGGATCTTATCCATTCCATGGCTCTGTTAATCATTTTTGGGTTTGGTCTGGCTTCTTTGTTCGCAGCTTCAATTATATCAATGACATAATATCCATATGTATCAGCAATTATGTTTGCCTGCATACTTGGATATCCTTTTACATAAGCTTCAAAATCTGCACCACTTGGTAATGTGAAATAACGGGTGCGACCATTGTTATTACCGTTGTTATTTATCTTGGAAGTAGGAGATGGATGTGTATGGTATGTAATGTAATAATTCTTAATTAAATCCACGATAGTAGCTGAAATTCTACCCCTCTCTTTTGAAGTAAGGCGTCCAGGTGTGTTAAACTTTACTTCATTTGATCCAGTTCTACTCGTTTCAAAACTAATTTTACCCGCGTATTCATATCTTTCTTTAGATGACAAAATATTGATTCTTTTGAGTTCATCAATAATTCTCTTTGGCAAACGAATGTTGACTCTGTCATTTGTAATTCTTCCAACTTCGGCAATCATACTAAGATCCTTTCGTTTTTTTGCTCTTTCGTAAATAGTTTTATCAGCCTTTCTCTTTCCTAACATGGAGTTGGTAATTGTGTTGATGTTCATGGCGTTATAAGGAATAAGGTGGTTTGAAACCGACCTGTTCCCTGAGTTGATGTTCATAGGTGTCATCTTACTTTAGATCAACATTTTTACTTGGACGAAGATCAACAACTTCAAGTGGTTTTTTCACAAGAGACACAACTGTGAAGGCTGCCGAGAAGAAGATAGATAGGAAGATGCCCGTGTTTGTTTCATTCATTTTTACAGTCATATTTCTTAATTGTATGAACATGGATACATTTGTCATGACAATTAGGAAATTGATGAATCGCGCCTCGCGATGAATAATTTTTGCGAGTTCTTCGTTATTCATTTTTTTGTACTTAATTTTTACATGTCTAAGCGCTACTTAGGAGGCTGTGAAAGTGTTCACAAAAGTTATTGAGTTTGGGAAGGATCTCATCCTTCCATTTGGGATAGTCCCTCTGAATGAGATATGACTTGGATTCACCCTCATAAGTCTCAACAAGGCGACAGTATTCAATGTCTTCAAGCATCTGGAGGTATGTTTGACACTGCACCTCTTCGTAATCCCGCACTCTATTGAAGAGACCCCTCGTTCGGTTCTTGATTTCCACGAGCATTCTAGAACCATCTTCGTTAAGTTGAATACGGTCAAGACGCCCAACAATTTGATAGAGCGTGCCCTCGATTACACATACGTCGTATTTGTAAAAGGTGTCATCCTCAACGAGGTTCGCAGCCATCTTGTCAAACTTGGCAGTCTTCTTTTCGTTCCGAGTACCATGGTTCGTCGCAAGGGTCTTTCGGATGTGTTCTTTAGCTTGAACCATTTGCTGTGGAAGGAGACCGGAGTGTTCAATTTGGTGGAAAAGCTTTCGCGTCTCTTGTTGGACATCGGTGGAGGTCTCACTCTTGAATCCCTCGGCGGCTTGAAGGATCTTTTTTGTACTCTCAAGGGAATTGAGTACAACGAGGGCTTCTTCCTCTTTAGTTTGCCCCTTGAAAGTTTGGGGACTGTACTTCTTCCAGAGCTCTTCTACAAGTTCTTGGGGTTTCTTGTACTGGTTGATACCAATTGCTGAAGAAACCGACGAAGCACCGATGATGACCTTCTTGATGGGAAGAGGTTTAAGTTCCCTCTCCGTTTGTCCAATGAGGAAAGGATACACCTTACCACACGCAATGGAATCTGCGAGACTGTTGTGAGCGTTATCAAACTCTTCTCCAAAGATATCCGCGTAGAGTTTCGTAAGTTTGATAGGTCCCATGAATCTATCCCTGTACAATTCAAGGGTACAACGAATGACAAGATCATCCAGTTGTGCGGTATCCAATCCATTGCGGAGCATTTCAGATTGAAGGACACTTACATCAAATTGAGCATTATGAGCCACAAGTGTTTTGGTGCGAGGTCCAATAAAATCCATAAAGTCCCAAAATACTTCGGTAAAGGGGCGCCCCTCACTGAGAGCCTTCTCGTTACTGATACCGT